AACCGCGAGCGGGCCATGGAAATGGCTGACATGATGGCCGCGGAGCGGGCTGCCGCGCTTCTCCGCGCTCCGCGCCGCATCTCCCAAGGTTTGCGCTCCCCCCGCGCTGAAATGGCCCGTGAGCGGGCTATTATGGGCGAGGATGCGGGTTACAAGAAGGGTGGCATGGCAATGCGTAAGCAGTACCCGACCAACAACGGCAAGCCTATGATCAGCGGCCCCAAGGCGGCGCCGGCGCCCAAGGCGGACATGCTTTACAGCAAGAAGGAGGTTAATGCGAAGAACCTGCTTCGTGATGGTAAGGCGCCTGCGTTGCCCCACGCAAAAGGTTCGGTGAACATGAAGAGTGGCGGAACGGTGAAGAAGGTTATGGGTGGCGTTATGCCGGCTGATGTTAAGCGCCCGCCTGATGTTAAGCGCCCGCCTAATGTTAGCCCCCCCCAGCCTCCCGTTCCAGTGCGCATGTCTAATGCTGGAGCCCCTCCGCTGGGCCGTAAGACTATGGGTGGCGCGATGCCTAAGCCGGGCCAAGTGGGCAGCGCGACGGGAAGCACGCCAAATATTGGCGGCGTTCCAGGCCGCGTGATGGCGAAGGGCGGCGCGGCCAAGGTTGGCAAAGTCATGCGCGAGTTTAAGGCTGGCGAGCTGCACTCTGGCAGTAAGTCTGGGCCCGTCGTGAAGAGCCGCAAGCAGGCCATTGCAATCGGCTTGTCTGAGGCTCGCAGGGGCAAGAAGTAAAACTTGGCATTTGGTTTGCGGTGAATTATAGTTTGCCGCAAACCTACCGGGGCAAGCTGAAGCAGCGGCCAACGCTTTTATAGCGGAGAACGCATGGCCTATTCGGGTAGCATAAGTGGCACGACATTCAATGCCTTGAGGGTGGTTGATCATGCCTTCAGGCGTTGCCGTTTGCCTGCCCAGGCAATCACGGCCGAAATGCAATCTTATGCCTTGGACAGCCTCTATTTGATGCTTTCTGAGCTGGCGAACATCAAGACGCCCAGCTGGTGCATCGAAAAGCTGATCTTGCCGATGTATGAGAACCAGCCGATCGTCACGCTGCCGATTGGCACGGTTGAGGTGTTGAACCTCAATTACCGGACCCTGCAATTGCTTTCGGGTGCGACTGTCAGCACTTCCACCTCCTACACGGTGAATTTCACAGACGACACGGTGGTGAATACGGTTGGCGTGGAGTGGAGCGGCGCCTCTACGGCGCTCACCTTCCAGGTCAGCAATGACGGCGTCACTTGGACGACTGTGGGCACGCAGACGACTGTGGCGGTTGCCGGCGACATCACCTGGACCGACATTGCTGTTGGCCTGCCCTATCAATATTTCCGCATCACGGCCGCCAGCACGATCAATTACACGGCCATTACGCTTGGCAATTTGCCGCAGGAAATCCCGCTTGGGCAGTTGAACCGCGACAGCTATGTGAACCAGAGCAACAAGGTGTTTCCTGGCCGGCCAAGCAACTACTACTTCCTGCGTGATTTGCCTGAGCCAGTCGTCTACCTCTGGCCGGCGCCGTTCAGCGCCGCGGAGCAGGCCCAGCTTGTGCTGTGGCGGCACCGGCAGATCATGGACACCGAGAACCTGCAGCAAGAGGTTGAGGTGCCCCAGCGTTGGCTTGAGGCCATTGTGAATGGCCTTGCGGCGCGCATGGCGGCCGAAACTCCGGCGGTGGATGTGAACCTCATTCCGGTGCTTGAGCAGCGTGCGGCGATCACGGTGCAACGGGCATGGGATGGTGATGGAGATGGCTCGCCCATTCAGATCAATCCCGGCATTCGGGCGTATACAGCATGAAATTTTATACATACGCTCATCGAAAAAACTCAAATGGCGATATATTTTATATCGGGAAGGGCGTTGCTTCTCGGCATAAAAGCTTGAAATCAAGAAGTAAGTTTTGGTTTAATATTGTTAATAAGCATGGATATACGCCAGAAATATTGGCGTACTGGGAATCAAATGAAGAAGCTTCAAAACACGAGCAATTTTTGATTTCAACATTGAGAAAAATGGGTATTTCTTTATGCAATATGACTGATGGAGGTGAAGGGCGTAGGGGGGTTACAAATACGCCAGAAATTCGGGCTATTCATTCAAAAAGAATGCAAAATCCTGAATTTAACCCATCAAAACGAGCTGATGTTAGGGAAAAATTAAAAGGCTCTAATAACCCTATGTTTGGCCGTCGCGGTAAAAATAACCCTAATTATGGTCGTTCTAGGGAAGATCAAAGGGTTATAATTACATGCCCAAAATGCACAAAATCTGGTAAAGCTGCAGGCATGAGGCGTTGGCATTTTGATCATTGCAAAATAGGTGGCACGGCATGAGTGGGATTTTCTTAGACCCTACCGGCCAGCCTACTTATGGCATTGGCATCTGCGGGCGGTGTTCGCGCAAGATGCTGTTGTCTGCCTTGGCGCCGGACCCCAACTATCCTGGCCTGATGGTGTGTGAGGCTGACCGGGATCAGTATGATCCCTATCGCCTTGCGCCTCGGCCGCCGGATCAGATTGTGTTGCCGTTCAATCGGCCTGATACTCCGATTAACACGCGGCCTGCTGGGGTGATCCAAGAGCAGGGTGATGAGTTCTTCATTACCGAAAACGGCGACGGTTATCTGGAGTTCTAAATGTCTGTACCCAGCAATCTGATCCCGACCCGCATTACGCAGCTTCCCGTCGCGCCTGTGGCCGACGAGAACAGCCTGATGATGATTGTCTACCAAGGCAACAATTATCAGATCCGGGTGGGTGATCTTCTTAGCGTCGCTGGGGTGCCGATTACTCGTCAGGTTATTGCCGGCACTGGCATGACTGGCGGCGGCCAGCTTAGCTCCAATGTGACGTTGAGCATTGCGCCGGGTGGCGTGGGCTCTACTGAGCTTGCCAATTCTGGGGTAACTGCGGGGGTCTACGGGACGGCCACGAATATCCCGGTATTCACGATTGACGCCAAGGGCCGCGTTACCGCGGCGACCACGGTTCCGGCGACCATCAGCGGATATGTGCCAGATACTCGTCAGGTTATTGCCGGCACGGGCTTGAACGGCGGCGGCCAGCTTAGCGCGAATGTCACGCTCAATGTTGACTTGAGCAGCGCCACGCCATTGGCGGTGTTCCAGTCTGGCGATGCCGGCACTTCGACGGATATTGCCCGTGCGGATCACAGGCACCCGGCGATCGACCTAAGCTCTGACGACGAGGTTGACGGGATACTTGGCCTGAATAGCGGCGGCACTGCCCGCAGCATTGTGGCCACTCCTGGCGCCGTGGTGTGGTCTGGGGCCGATGGCCTTTATGTGAGTGCTGCAGGTGCGGCTGGTCAGGTTTTGGTTTCTGGCGGCACTGGAGCGCCCACCTGGGGCTCTGCGCTGATTGTATCTGATCAGGCTGCAAATGTGGTCTATGCTGGGCCGACAAACGGGCCTGATGCTCCCACGTCCTTCCGGCTTTTGGTCACTGATGACCTGCCATCCTCGGGCGTTGTCGCGGCAACGTATGGCGCGGCGGCGACGGTTCCGGTCTTCACGGTAAACGCCAAGGGGCAGATTACGGCGGTCACTAACACGTCAATTGCCATTGACGCCTCTCAGATTACGGCCGGCACTCTTGCTGTGGCTCGGGGGGGCACTGGCGCTGCGACGCTTACTGGCTACCTTAAGGGCAATGGAACCAGTGCATTTACTGGCTCTGCGACCATTCCAAATACGGACATCACTGGCCTCGGCACGATGTCTACGCAGAATGCGTCTTCCGTCGCGATTACCGGCGGTACCTTAAACGGTACGACAATCGGCGCGACCACGCCGGCTGCGGGTACGTTTACCTCTGTTGGGATGACGAGCGGCACGATTACGACTGCGCCATCTTCCGGCAATGACATCGTCAATAAGACCTATGCCGATTCTATTGCGACGGGCATCAATTTTCATCAGTCTTGCCGTTTGGCGACGACTGCCGCGCTTCCGAGCAATACTTACAACAATGGCGTTTCTGGGGTTGGCGCGACGCTTACTGCGACGGCGAATGGCGCCCTGTCGGTTGACAGTACCGCAGTGGCGGCGACCAATCGTATCTTGGTCAAGAACCAAGTCAATCAAGCCCACAATGGCGTTTATGTCGTCACCCAAACTGGCAGCGCGGGTTCGCCGTTTATTCTGACCAGGGCGACTGATTTTGACACTGCCGGGTCTGGCGTTGATCAGATTGATGCTGGCGACTTCTTCCTGATTACTGCCGGATCTACTCTGGCCAATACTTCTTGGGTGCAGCAGACGCCGCTGCCCATTACGGTTGGCACGACGGGGATTGTGTTTTCTCAGTTTGGCGCGCCGCTGACTTATTCTGCCGGCACGGGCCTGACTGAGTCGCCGGCATACACGTTCAACATTGCCAATACTGGCGTTGTCTCTGGCAGTTATGGCGGCGCGGCGACTGCCATGACGCTGAGCATCAATGCCCAGGGGCAGATTACTAGCGCCACAGACGTTTCAATTGCAATCAATGGCAACCAGATTACGTCTGGCACTGTCGGGTCTGCCTACATCAGCGGATCTTACACGGGCATCACAGGTGTTGGGACGCTGACCACACCCACGGTCATCTCTGTTAATTCTTCTTCTGACGGCCTTCGCATCACCCAGACAGGCGCTGGTAATGCGCTGGTGGTTGAGGATAGCACTAATCCTGATGCTACGCCGTTTGTGGTGAACGCCGCAGGCACCCTTTTGGCTGGGTATACAACACCTCTTGCGCTTGATGGAAAAATTCAGGTTCCTGTTGGTGGTACCGCTCTTTCAGCGATAACCACTAATGCTGGTTCAACTTCTGCGCGCAGCCATTGGCGACTTGGTGTTTCTGATGTTGAGGTGGGTGCTATTGGTACTGTTGGAACGTCTATGACGTTTCTTACAAATGCTGTCACCCGTATAAATATCAATGAAAACGGCAATACCACTATTACGGCGGTTGGAACCGGCGGCGTTAATGGCACAGCCTTAGCTGTTGTCGGAACAAATCTTTCCGGAGCTACAACAAATGTCGGTGTGTCTGTTACGCCCACCTTTGGTTTAGGAGCAACGGTTCGCGGCATTGGTGTTCAGTCAACGATGAATACCGAAGCTGGCGGCGCTGGTCTTTCCACAGCAGCCCAATTCCGAGCCATTCAAGGGACGCTATCTACCGCTGTTACAAACCAATATGGCTATTGGGCTGATAGCACTCTTATTGGTGCAACTAACAATTATGGCTTTTATTCCGACATAGCTTCCGGCACCGGGCGGTGGAATTTTTATGCTGCTGGCACTGCCGACAATTACTTTGGTGGCAACGTAGGAATCGGCACATCTTCACTAGCCGGATACAACCTTCGTGTCAGTAAATCGCTTACAGGAGCCGTGACAAGTCGCGCTCTTTTAGTTCAGCCAACGGTGCAATCTGATGTAACGACTGCTGCTTATACATTTCAAAGTATCGCCACAACGGCGGCTGCTTCATTCACGCTGCCTGCTTTGTTCCATTACGCTGCGGATCAAGGGACATTCGGCGCTGGTTCTACTGTAACAAATCAATACGGGTTTCTTTCTTCTTCTGGCCTTATTGGCGCAACAACTAATTTTGCGTTTGTGGCAGATAACACAGCCGCAGTAACTACCGGGAAAACAGCTTACGGGTTTTATTCCGCAGTAAATACAGCGACAGGTGGCGGCACGACTTGGGGCTTTTATGCCGCTGGCACTGCCGCTAATTACTTTGCTGGCAACGTGGGGATTGGAACAACAACCCCAAGTTCAAAGCTTCAAGTTAGCGGCACGGTCACGGCGACTGCATATGCCGGCATTGATGGGGGCACATTCTGATGATTGATGAAATGGTTGCTCTTCAACTGAAAACCCAGTACAAATCAGGGAACCTGAGGTAAGCCATGGCACAGACTGGTTACACCCCAATCCAGTTGTATCGCACGACAACTGCGAGTGCGACGCCTACTGCTGGCAATTTGGCGGCCGGCGAGCTTGCCATCAATACGACTGACGAGAAGCTTTACTTCAAGAATGCCGGCGGCACGGTAAAGCTTCTTGCGGCTAATATTACTCCTGCAGAAAATGGCGGAACGGGCCAATCGTCTTACACGGTTGGTGATTTGCTTTATGCGAGCGGATCTACCACGCTATCTAAGTTGGCCGACGTTGCGACTGGGAATGCCCTCATTTCCGGCGGCGTTGGCGTGGCGCCCTCTTGGGGTAAGGTTGGCCTAACGACGCACGTCAGTGGCACGCTGCCTGTCGCCAATGGCGGCACTGGCACTGCCACGGCCTTTACCTCTGGGTCTGTTGTCTTCGCTGGCGCCAGTGGCGTTTACAGCCAAGACAATTCCAATCTTTTTTGGGACAACACAAATAATCGCCTGGGCGTTCGCACGGCGACCCCTGCGGTATCTTTGGCGGTTTCTGCGACTGACGCTATCCTGGTGCCTGTGGGAACCACCGCGGAGCGTCCTACGGGCGCCACGGGCTATTTGCGGTTCAACAGTAGCACCACAAGCTTTGAGGGCTACAATGGCACCGCATGGGGCTCCATTGGCGGTGGCGCGACGGGTGGCGGCACGGATCAGGTGTTCTATCTGAATGGTCAGACCGTGAATACCAGTTATTCAATTCCTGCCGGCCAGAATGCCGGTTCGTTTGGCCCAATCACTGTGGCGAGCGGCGCGACTGTGACCGTTCCTTCAGGCTCAACTTGGACGGTGGTGTGATATGCCCGTAAAGCTCAACTCCACAGGTGGTGGTTCCACTACTCTTTCTGCGCCGAACACTGCGAGCGACTTCAATTTAACCTTCCCGTCTTCCAATGGGTCGAGCGGTCAGTTTCTTTCGACTGATGGGGCTGGTGCTCTTTCTTGGGCAACTGTTTCTGTCACAGGAACCCTCAAGAACGTCCAGGTCTTTACCTCATCCGGCACCTACACCCGCACCAGCGGCGTTACCACGGCGGTTGTGATTGCGGTTGGAGGCGGCGGCGGGGGTGGCACTTATAGTGCTAGTGGTTCAAGCGGGGGCAACACATCATTTGGCTCACACGTTACTGCAAACGGCGGTGGCGGTGGCGTTCTTTCAAATACCGCAGGAACTGGTGGATATGGCGGCACTGGTGGAACGGGTGGCTCAGGGGCATTGATCGCCATTCCTGGGCAGGCTGGCGTCAATGCTGACTCAAATAGCATGGGTGGTGTGGGTGGCGGTCCAGGCGGTGGGCGGGGGGCAAATAGCCTTGCTGCGTCAACGAATGGCTCTCGTGGCGGCGGCGGCGGTGGTGGTGCTGTTTCTAACTACGGCGGTGGCGGTGGTCAGGGCGAAACCTGTATTGATTATATAACGACAGTTGGGGCTACCGAAACGGTCACAATTGGCTCTGGCGGAACTGCTGCTTCAGGCGCGGGTACTGGCGGCGCTGGCTACATCATCGTGTATGAGTACAGTTAAGGAGTTAAGGATATGCCTATCACCATCTCAGGTTCCACGGGTATCGCGGGCGTTGACGGCTCTGCTGGCACCCCGGCTGTGCAAGGCACCGACACGAATACGGGGATATTCTTCCCCGCCGCCGATACGGTGGCGATTTCTGCTGCTGGCACAGAGGATTTCCGCATTGGCCCTGCCGGGCAGATTGGGCTTCAAGGCGCAAACTACGGCACCTCCGGTCAGGTATTGACCTCCAATGGTTCTGCCGCTGCGCCTTCTTGGCAAACTGCATCTTCAACAGGCACTCTCAAAAACGTCCAGGTCTTCACCTCATCCGGCACCTACACGCGCACCAGTGGCGTCACCACGGCGGTTGTAGTGGCTCGTGGTGGTGGTGGTGGTGGTGGTGGTGAAATTACCGCTGGAGGTGCTGGCGGGACAACCTCTTTTGGTTCGCATGTTTCTGCTGCTGGTGGTTCTGCCGGTGGTAGAAATTCTGGGGGAGGTGCTGGAGGAACCGGCGGCACAGGAGCTACTATTGCTCTTAAAGGGCAAGGTGGTGGTAGTGGTGGGTATGCATCGGGAATTTGTAGTACATCTATTGGAGTTTCTGGACTAGGCGGTGGTCAAGGCGGCGGGCAGAGCGTTGGATATGGTGGGGTTGGAGTTGCAGGTGTTCGCGGTGGCGGTGGATCAGGTGGGGGGACAGTAGTCCTTAGTGGCGGCGGTGGTCAGGGCGAAACTGCCATCAAATACACCACGACTGTAGGCTCTACAGAAACAGTAACGATTGGTGCTGGTGGAACAGCAGGCATTGGCCCCCCGGCTGGCGGTGCTGGCGGCGCTGGTTTCATCATCGTGTATGAGTATAGCTAATGCTACTCTCTATGCTTGCGCCTCCTGGCGCTCCATCACCAGAGGAATTGATCAAGTTTTATATGGAGAAGAAAGTCATGAATTACGCAATGGTGCAGAATGGCGTGATCGTGAATGTCGTTGATTGGGATGGCGTCACGCCATACACGCCGCCTGAAGGGTGCGAATTGCATCAGTGGGATGGCCCAATGAACATTGGCTGGCTGTGGGTTGACGGAGCGCCTGTTGACCCAAATCCGCCTGCGCCAGAGCCTGAAGCTCCTGCGGCACCATCAGAAGGCCCCACGGTGATCTGATGCTTCAAACAAAGTCCATCGCCCTCGGAAGATTGACCGGAGCTATCTACGACTTTCCGGTGAGTGGCGATGTGCTGCCCATGCACCAGCATAGCGAGGGCGATGTGCATATTACTGTGGTTGCGCGGGGCAGCTTCAAGGCGCACGGCAATGGCTGGGAGCGGGTTTTGAAGGCGGGTGATGTGGCTGATTGGAAGCCGAATGATCCGCATGAATTTGTTGCGCTTGAGGATAACTCGCGCATCGTGAACATTGTGAAGGGATAAGCCATGTCCACTGTATCGGCTACGAACCTCAAGCACGCATCCTCCGCCAGCAATAACATTGTGCTGGATGCCAGTGGCAATACTGCAATCAGCGGGTCAGCTACTGTCGGCGGTGTGGCTGTTGTCACGACCACTGGAACGCAGACGCTTACCAATAAGACGCTGACAAGCCCGGTTATTACTGGCGCTTCTGTGTCATCTATGGCGAGCAGCGTTATTACTTCCGGCACTTCGCAAGCCAGCACCAGCGGTACGTCCATTGACTTTACTGGAATCCCGTCTTGGGTAAAACGCATCACGATTATGTTTAATGGCGTCAGCACGGGCGGCACGAGTATCAAGCAAATCCAGCTTGGGGACTCTGGTGGGGTTGAAACGACAGGTTATTTAGGTACATCGGTTGCATTAATTGATGCCATCGCAGTTAATGCGGCAATAATTGCAACAGGTTTTGGTATCCGATCTGGGCTTGCCGCTGACACGTTAAATGGTGCCGTGGTTATCACAAACCTCACAAACAATACTTGGGTCGCCCAAGGCGCGCTTACTGATTCTTCGCGCGGCGCCGGGTATCTTGTGGGCGGCGCTAAAGCATTATCCGCTACTCTTGACCGTGTTCGCATCACAACTGTCAATGGAACCGATGCGTTTGACGCCGGGTCCATCAACATCCTGTACGAGTGAGCATCAAAATGAAGCTTGAACTCACCATCACCGAAATCAATGCGGTGCTGCAGGCGCTGGGCAACATGCCCTACGCTCAGGTGTTTGAGCTCGTAGAGAAAATCCGCGCCCAGGCAAAAGAGCAGCTGGAAGAGCCTGCCCAAAAGTGACGAGATGGAACTTCCCAAGCTCACTCCGGTAATTCAATTTGCAACAGCCAGCTTTGCACTGGCCGTTGGCGGCTACACGGCCGGCGAAAAGTTTGGCTGGTTCAAGAATGAAATCATCGCCTGGGCGCCAGAGCATTTCAGAATTGTCGATACCAAGATTGGGCAGCCCGTTACGGTAACAGTGGCGCGGATCAAAAAGCGCGACGACTGTTCTGTGGAAAACTTTGAGGTGACCATTCGCGACGGGGCTGGCGTAATCCATCAAGCGGCACCAAGCATGACGCGGTTTACCGGCCCCGCAGGGCCAGAGATAGACACGTTCACCTACCTGCTGAACATCTCCGACAAGGAGACTATTTCCCCAGGCCGGGCGACGCTCTTGGCCACCATCAAATACAAATGCCCGGAGGGTGAGCGCACTGTCACCTACCCTCGGCACCAGAACCTGACCTTCATGCTGGAGAAGTGACATGGACGGCCTTCTCAACCTCGTGCGCACGGTTGCGCCCAGCATCGCCAGCGCCGTTGGGGGGCCTTTGGCCGGCATGGCCACCAGGGCGATTTCCGAGGCACTGCTGGGCAAGCCAGACGGCACTGAGCAGGAGCTTGCCGAGGCCGCAGCCAAGGCCACCCCAGATCAGTTGCTGGCCCTCAAGCAGGCCGAGAATGCCTTTGCGGAGCGCATGCGCGAGCTAGACATTGATCTGGAGCGTATTGCCAATGAGGACCGCGCCAGCGCGCGGAACCGGGAAGTGGCCGCCAAGGACTGGACCCCGCGTGTCCTAGCCGGGTTGGTTACGGGTGGCTATTTTGGGGTGCTGTTTTATATGTTGATCAATGGCCTTCCAACGCACGGCGGGTCTGAGGCCATGTTGGTGATGCTTGGCACTTTGGGAACGGCCTGGGGTGGCATTATGGCATACTATTTTGGCTCCTCCGCCGGCAGTAAAGAGAAAACAGACGCGATGAATAGGATGGCTCGCAGATGAGTGAATTGTTCCCCAAGGTTCTCAAGTCTGTTCTGAAGCACGAGGGGCTGTGGAGCGACCACAAGGATGATCCCGGCGGCGCGACTATGAAGGGCGTGACGCTCCAGACGTATTCCGACTGGCTCGGGCGGCCGGCAAGCAAAGATGAATTGCGCAACATCCCAGATGACCACTTGGAGGCCATCTACCGCAAGGGATATTGGGCCAAGATCCGAGGCGATGAGCTTGCCGAGATCTCGCCTGGGCTTGCGGCGTGCGCTTTTGACTTTGCGGTGAACAGTGGCCCAGGCCGGGCTGCCAAGGCCCTCCAGAGCCTTTGTGGGGCGGTTACGGATGGCGCGATTGGGCCCAACAGCCTGAAGCAGATAAAGGCCTGGGTCGGGATCCTTGGCCATAAAAGCGCAATTGAGGCCTTCCAGGCGTTTCGCCAGCATTACTTGGAGAGCCTGGACACCTTCGCTACTTTTGGCCGGGGTTGGACCCGGCGCGTTGCTGAAGTGCGGGAAGAGGCCCTCAAATTGTCTGCGGGGGCCTGAATATTCTCGGCAGTAAATTGCCTTGCCTTAGCTATGAGGCAGGGGCTATATTTGAAAAACGGCGCAAGCTGAAGCAGCTGCGGAGAGTAAATCCGGCGGAGTCAGCATGGCGTATGTAATGACCTACGACAGTTTGCTGGTCGATCTGCGACGTTATCTTGAGCGTGGCTTTACGCAGGAAAGCGACCAGATTGTCTACGACCAGTTGCCTCGCCTTATCACATTGGGCGAGCGTCGGATTGCGCGCGAGCTGAAGATTGGGGGCTTTATTCGTCCCGTGCAGACGCCGCTTCAGATTGGCGTTGCGGTCTACTTGAAGCCAGATCGGTGGCGCGACACTGTCAGCATGACGCTCAATGGCGTGCCGATTTTCGCCCGTGCCTATGAGTATTGCCGCAACTATTGGCCGAATGAGGCCCAGACTGGCACCCCGCAGTTTTATGCCGACTATGACTTCCAGCATTGGCTGCTTGCGCCGACGCCTGACGCGGCCAGCACTCTGGAGATTTTGTATTACGAGCAGCCTGCGTTGTTGGGTGAAGAGTTGCAGACGAATTGGCTGACGGAATATGCGCCTGATTTGTTGCTCTATGCGGCGCTGTTGGAGGCGACGCCATTCTTGAAGAGCGACGAGCGCATTCAGACTTGGCAGGCTTTGTATGACAGGGCGGCTCAGGCCATTAGCGGCGAGGATCTGAAGCGCATCATGGATCGCAGCGCCAACAGGAGTGAAGCCTGATGACTATCTACACCGACGTTTTCGGCGGCGCTAATATCTACCCGAGTGAAATCAGCTACAGCTCAATCGCGCTTTCTGCTGATGTGACGCTCAGTTGGCCGGAAGAGACTTCCACCAATACCAATCTGGCGACCAGGATTATTGATGTCACGCCGGCCTCTTCCGGCTTGAGCATCATCCTGCCGGATGCCAACAAGACTGGCACTGGCAATACGATCCTCTTCAATAACCGAGGCGGGAGCACGTTCACTGTCAAGAATGCCGTCGGCACGCAAGTTGTCACGATTGCGGGCGGCGAGTTGTGGCAGGTTTATGTTGCCAGCAACACGACGGCGGCCGGCACTTGGCGGTCCTTGCAGTATGGCGCGGCGGCGAGTGTCGCGAATGCCTCTGCCTTAGCCGGCAATGGGATTGTCGCGGTTGGCACTCTTCTCAGCCAGTCTGTCCCGGTCACGACGTTCAACAGCAACTACACGTCTGGAACTGCTGACCGCGCCCTCATGTACAATTGGACTGGCGCGGCTGGGGTGTTTACGCTGCCGGATCCTGCAGTGGTGGGCAATAATTGGTTCCTTTACCTGCGCAATTCAGGCACTGGCGCCATTGTGGCGACGCCGCCGGGTATTGTCACGATTGATGGGTCTGCGACGCTCAGTTTCCAGCCGGATGAGTCGGCCATCATTGTTTCGGATGGCACCAACTTCCACACCATTGGATTTGGGCAATCTGCGACTTTCGCGTTTGACTATACTGTCATTAGTGTTGCCGGAACTGGCACCTACACGCTGACAGGGTCTGAGCTCAATCGTATTGCGTACCGATTTGCTGGCGTGTTGACTGGCAATCGGATTGTCGTCGTTCCGGCGACCATTCAGCAGTATTGGGTCGATAACCAGACGACTGGCGCGTTTACGTTTACGATTGCGCCATCTGGCGGTGGCTCTAGCGTCAGCATTGCCCAGGGCTCTCGCTCTATCCTCTATTGCGATGGAACTGACGTTCTTGAGGCCGACACTGCCGGCGTGTCTTTCCCTATTACAATTGCCCAAGGCGGCACGAATGCCACCACGGCAAGTGGCGCACGGATTAACTTGGGCGGCACTTCGACTGGGATTGCGGTCTTTACTGCCGCCGATCAGAATGCCGCCATGAGTGCCTTGGGCGGCACTGCGACTGGCATTGCGGTGTTTACGGCTGCCAGCCAGAGTGCTGGCCGCACTGCCTTGGGTGCGACTACGACGGGCAGTGCGCTGTTTACTGCAGTAGATCAGGCTGCGGCTTGGACTGCCTTGGGTGTCGCCCAGGCCGGCAATATCAATGGCGGCACGTTCTGATGAAGGCAACGACTGTCATCCTCAAGTCTGCGGCGGGCATTAAGCGTGACGGTACGCGCTTTGAGGGCGACAATTATGTTGACGGCCAGTGGGTGCGGTGGCAGCGCGGCTTGCCTCGCAAGATTGGCGGCTATCGTTCTGTTCAAAAATATCTAAGCGAAATCAGCCGCGGCTTTTCCACATTCACCCAGGGTGGGTTTGTTTACTGCCATTCTGGCAGTGAGAATTACCTTGAGCGGTTCACGATTGATGCGAGCTTCAACAGCTCGGTTGTGACTGACAGGACGCCCATCAATGTGGCCGCGACTGCGACGGTGACATTGACTGGCGGCGCTGCTGGGTCTGTGAATATGATCACGGTTGACGGCGTCAACATCATGTCTGGGTCTGTCGCCTTCACGACGAACTTATCGACCACGGCGACTGCAGTTGCGGCCAACATCAATGCCCACACGTCTGTGCCGGAATACACGGCGGCGGCCGTCGGCCCAATCATCACGATCAGTGCGGCGGCTGCGGCTGGGTCGGATCCCAATAGCTACCAAGTGGCGGTCACGACCACCACCATCACAGAGACGCACACTGACATGGCCGGCGGGTCATTTGCCTACACGGCAAGCGCCGACAATGTCTGGATGTTTGACTATCAGTATGAATCGTCTTCAAACCAAAACTACATCCTTGCGCATGCCGCTCCGAATTTGAGTTGCATCTGCAATGACCAGGGTGGCCAGATTTTCTATGGCGATGTTTTGGGGACGAATAAACTGAAGTCCATTTCGCTGCCGGCCGATGCAAATGCCACGGGCGGCATTGTCTCCCTGCACCCGTATTTGTTTTACTACGGCACTGATGGAATTATTGGCTGGTCCAAGCCTGGGGAGCCGACAGAGCTTCGCGATACGGCTGCAGGCGCCGGATTGGCGCGCGTGTGGGGCCAGAAGATCATCAAGGGCCTTCCCTTGCGTGCTGGGTCTGGGAGTGCCCCTGCGGGCATCTTCTGGGCATTTGATGCGGTCATCCGCGCCACCTTCACCGGCGGCGCTTCCATATTCCAGTTTGACGTTGTCGCGACTGACACGTCTATTTTGTCTCCCACCTGCGTCATTGACTATGACGGCGTGTTTTTCTGGTGTGGCGTTGACCGTTTTATGATGTTCAATGGCGTGGTGCGTGAAGTGCCAAACAATATGAATATCAATTACTTCTTCGACGGTCTTAACAAATCACAGCAGAATAAGGTCTTTGCCTTTAAGGTGCCTCGGTATGGCGAGATTTGGTGGTGCTACCCGCGTGGCGATGCCACCGAATGCACGCATGCCGTCATCTACAATGTCCGCGAAAACACTTGGTACGACACTGAGTTGCCGAATGGCGGGCGTTCTGCCGGCCAGTTTGCAAACTCCTTTGCGGCGCCGGTTCTGACGGGCGTCACTCAAAATGTGGACGGCTATAAGGTTTGGGTGCAGGAGCAGTTGACTGACGAGTATGATGGGCCGAACATCTTCCCCATCCAGTCATACTTTGAGACTGCCGACTTGTCGCAGTTGGTTCAGGGCCAGAACGAGTATCTGCGGATCACGACGATTGAGCCTGACTTTGTGCAGCGCGGCGCGATGACTGTGCAAGTTACTGGCCGAGCAAATGCAAGGGCTCCAGAGGTTTACAGCACAATCTTCACGTTCCCTGAGAACCCATCCACGCCACATGAACAGATTGTCATGCTCAAGGAGCAGCGCCGTGAATTACGGGTGCGATTTGAAAGCAATGAAGTCTATGGCGATTATCAGATGGGCCAGATCATTGGCCATATGTCTGTGGGCGACAGGACGGTACTGGGATGAGCATTCGCGT